TCGGATCGTCTGACTCGCTTGAAAGACAAGAGCGAGCTTTCGAAATTGACGGCAGCAGACAAACAACTGATCGCGTACTACCATGCGACTAAGTGATGATGACCTGCTCAACGCAATTATCTGGGGACTTATCGCCAGCATCTTTTTAGGCGCTGGTTTAGGTGTGCTAGTCTTTATCATGGTCTATACTTTATCATGACATACTTTCAACATAGTAAGATCACGACTCGAGGCTCTTATCTTGTCGGCACTGCTTGGCCATTTCGTGGTTGCGAAGTTGTTATGCACGATGATGGCTTTGTCTGTAACTGCAAAAAGCGGTTGACATGTGTCTGTTATCATATTAAATCTGTACAGCTAGGCCTTCTCGGCGTAAATCAGGTATACCACAAATGAATCTCTTCATCCTGGATAAAGATCCAGTTCTTGCAGCACAACTTCAATGCGACAAGCACGTCGTTAAGATGATTGTCGAGTCTGCTCAAATGCTCTCAACTGCTCATCGTATGCTCGACGGTGTTCTTAAGCGTGCTCCTTCAAAGTCCGGTAAGACTATGTCGAAGCACTGGACACTTCCAGATGATCGCGAAGATGTGCTGTACAAAGCGGTACATGTCGGCCATCCGTGTACCGTCTGGACGATGGTGTCAAACAACAACTACACATGGCACTGGGTTCACTTTGCTGCTCTCTGCGACGAGTACACTTATCGCTATGGCAAAGTTCATGCTACCGATACTCTTCTTCGTGAGAAGCTAAAACAGCTTCCTCGTAATATTCCAGTTGGGTATCTCACTCAGCAGCCCTTGGCGATGAAAGCGAATCCCGAGTGTATGCACCAGAATGATCCTGTTCGTTCGTATCGTGAGTTCTACCAGACCAAACAGGCTCGATTCAAGATGGCTTGGTCAAAGCGCTCAATTCCAGAATGGTTTAAGGTGGCAGCATGAACTACAGCGCTGAGAAGAACGAATGGGGATTTAGTGCTGCCGATGTGTTTCGTTATCGAGATGAAACTGGGTGTAGCATGATGGAAGCGAAGAAGCACTTCATGAACATCTACCACGATAAGAAAAAGGCTGAAATGGTAACGCTCATCGAGTCTGGCACTCTTGAAGATATTCAAAAAATTGTGCGTATTTTGATCGAAAGGTATTGACATTTGCAGGATGAATGCTTATATCTATATAGTAAGCAAAGGAGCTTCTCATGATCGCTATCTACCAGATTGCCCTCTCTGACAACGACGTCATCAGTGCAAATGCCCGTGGCTTTGACGCCGTTCCCAACGTCTTCGCAAAGACCTCGCTCATGCTTGGGTTTAAAAAGTGGAAAGCTGAATACGCTAAACTTTTTACGAAGGCGTACGAAGTCGACACTGACGATCTTGAACAAGCCTTCGAGTCGACTAACCTCTGGAATGATAATCTCGTGACTCGCGTTCGCCGTGGCTCGAGTACTTCTGTTGGTGATATCGCAGTGAAGGATGGCGTCTGCTACTTCTGCGACAACTTTGGTTGGGTCGCTATGGGTAAATACGAAGGGCTGAACTAATGATGGACTCTGCAGGAGTATTTGTACTCTTTCTCACTATCTTCAGTGGAGCCGCACAAGTAGAGATGACCACTCAAGAGTTCGAGACTCATACGATGTGTAAGTACGCTGCGAAAGAACTCGAAAATCTTTACTCGATCGACTACACTATTGCCAACAGAGGATACGCTCGAGTCTACGCAGTTTGTTTGCCGAAAGAAGAAAATAACGGCTAAAGCCTATTGACATTTAGCGAGTGAGTGCTTATATCTATATAGTAAGCAACAGAAAGGTGCCATCATGGCCTACATCTCGACTGAAGAAGTGAAGAACATTCGCGATCGTCTCAAAGCTGAGTTTCCAGGTTTCAAGTTCTCTGTTCGTAAAAGCCATCACACGAGTGTTGACGTCAACATTCTGAAAGGTCCGATCGACTTTTCTGAGATCACGACTAACGGCCACTTTCAGGTGAACCACTATCACCTCTACTTGTCTGGCAAATTTGAGTCGATGTTCTCGAAGATGTTCGACATCATCAAGAGTCAAGATTGGTTCGATCACTCAGACTCGATGGTCGACTACTTTCATACCGCCTACTACTTCTCGCTGTCGGTTGGTGACTGGAACAAAGCTTACGTGCAGGTGAAATAACCTGCACTTTTTTGTTGACATCTCTGGATAAACAGTATAGACTGGTTTCAGAAAGGAACCTGACATGACAAACATTGCCAAAAAGTCTATCCTCGCTCGTCTTCTTGCACGTGAAAATATCACGGTCGAACAGACTAACCATCACACCGCATTCTTTGACGTAGAGCGTCGTATCCTTGGTCTTCCTTATTGGAAGGACGTTGGGAACGACCTCTACGATTTGCTCGTTGGTCACGAGATTGGTCACGCTCTGCATACTCCTGCCGCTGGTTGGCACGAGTCGACTAGCGAAATTCCTGGATGCCCTCGCTCGTATATTAACATCGTCGAAGATATCCGCATCGAAAAGCTAGTGCTTCGTGAGTTCCCTGGTCTTTATGGGTCCTTCATGCGCGGTTACCAAGATCTTCTTGATCGTGACTTCTTTGGCATCAAAAACGAAAACGTTAACAAACTCTCGTTTATGAACCGGCTCAACATCTTCTCGAAAAGCCGTGGGTTGGTGAAAGTCAAGTTCTCCAAGAAAGAACAACCATACGTTGATCGCGCTATGGCCGTTGAGACTTGGGATGATGTTATTGCTTCTTGCCGTGAACTCTATGCTTTCATGAAAGATGAACTCGACGCTGCTATCAAAGCTCAACAAGAGCTGGAAGAAGCTATGAAGAAGGCTGGTATTAAGCCTCCCATGGGTATTCCTTCGAAGATCATCGTTAGCAGAGGTAATGGAAATTCTGGCGAAAAGTCTGAGCCAATGTCGGAAGAGCTGAAGGAAGCTATCCTTAACGGCGATGTTGAGATCGAAGTTGACACCGAAAGCTTCAAAGAAGAACAAGAAGAAAAGAATGAAGAAGACATTGATATTCCCGTCACCGTTGATGCCGAAGACAATATCGAAGGTGTTGAAACTGACGCCCTCTTCCGTTCCGCTATCGCTCGCTCGCTAGTCGACTCACTCAATGCTGGAGGATCGACTCTCTACGCCAAAGGCCCGAGCAAAGCTTTGGCCAATGCGATCACTTCTCAGTACGAAGCTGTGAAGAAGGGCCGCTATAAGAAAGTCGACTCGGTTGACTTTCCTACCAAGCAGTACATTCGCTTTATTTCTGACATCAAAGACTCTGTCGCTGTGATGGTGAAAGAGTTCGAGATGCGCAAGACTGCTCGTCGCTTCGCTCGGGCTCGGACCTCGACGAAAGGTTCGCTTGACGTCAACGTTCTTCACAAGTACAAGTACGAGGACAACCTCTTCAAGCAGGTGACTCACCTTGACGACGACCAGTCGCATGGCATGGTGATGTTGATTGACTATTCTGGTTCGATGTCGTCTATCCTGCCAAAGGTGATCAAACAAGTTCTCATTCTTTCTGCCTTCTGCAAGCGGGTTAATATCCCCTTCGAAGTCTATGGCTTCACGAACCCCTACGGCGTAGGATCTGACTATCAGCGTAGAGTTCTTGCAGCTAAAGCCGACTTGACTGCAGTTAGCATGAGCAACACACATGTGTTCAAGCTTATCGACTCGTCGATGGCAAAGAAAGTTTACGAAGAAGCTTTCAAGTCTCTCTTTGCTCAGACCTGCTCAAACCGTCGTCAATGGATGGGCGCTCTTGAAACAATGGGTGGCACTCCCCTCGACACTGCCATCCTTGCTATGTATCACCACATTGCTGACTTCAGGGTCAAGCACAATGTCCAAAAGATGAACTTCATCACGCTGACGGATGGCCAAGGTGATGGTATCGGCATCGAGAATGGTATCGACCTTGGCAGCAAGAACACTCGTAGCGGGTTCAAGAATAGAGTGATCGATATCATGGGTCAGAAGATCACCGTCGACTATGGCTATGGCGCTGCTACTCCTAGTATTCTGAATGGTCTTCGTAACATGGGTGTGCGCACTATGAACTACCATTTGGTTTCCACTAGTGATATCAAATATCAGCTTGGTGCGCGTGATCCTCAAAAATTGGCTGACGCTCTTGCTCAAGTCAACAAAGATGGATGTCTAGTTCTTGATCGTAGCAACGGTTACGACCGTCAGATCTTCACTGTTCTTGGTGGCACTTCTCTCTCAAAGGATGAAGACAGTGAAGATGATCTGAGCGAAGACACTCGCGAGATTGCTTCGGCCTTTACTAACAAGGCTTTCAAGCGCAAGCAGGGTCGACTGATCGCTGCAAAATTTGCAGAAATTGTGAGTTAAGGGGTTGACATTTCCTCTTAACTGACTTATATAGAATAAGTGAATGGCTAAATTATGGAGACTCTCATGTCTGACGCTCAAAACTTCATCAATACTGTTCGTGCTGCTAATGGTGGTAAAGACACCTACACTCGTAAAGAACTTCTCGAGTTCGGCAAAGAAAACGGCTTCCGCCCAAAAACGGTCTGGGAAGCTATCAAGTCCGTTCCGGCCAAACGTGGCGTTGTCGACTTCTCGGCAAAAATTATTCCGTTGAACACCGCTGCCACGGTCCAGCCGACGATCGTCCTCTCCGAAGAAGGCACCTACATTCCGAAGCGTGTCAAAACCTACGTGAAGTGGGGCCACTTCAAAGACATCTCGACCATCATCGATTCGAAGATGTTCTATCCTGTCTATCTCACTGGCCTGTCGGGTAACGGTAAGACCATGATGGTTGAACAGGCTTGTGCCGAAGCTAACCGGGAATACATCCGTGTCCAGATCACCCCTGAGACTGACGAAGACGACCTGATTGGTGGCTTCCGTCTGGTGAATGGCGAGACTGTCTTCTCGAAGGGTCCGGTCATCAAAGCGATGGAAGCCGGCGCTATCCTGCTGGTCGACGAGATCGACCGTGGTTCGAACAAGCTGATGGCTCTTCAAGGTGTTCTCGAAGGTAAGCCGGTCTTGATCAAGAAGACCGGCGAGCTTGTGACTCCTGCTGCTGGCTTCAACATCATCGCGACTTCGAACACGAAGGGTAAAGGTTCCGAGGATGGCCGCTTCATTGCTGCCACTATCATCGACGAAGCTTTCCTTGAGCGCTTCACTATCACGATGGAACAACCCTACCCTACTGCTCCTGTTGAGAAGAAGATCGTCGTCAAGCACATGGAACTCTTTGGCCAAGTCGACGATGACTTCGCTGAGAACCTGACGAAGTGGTCGTCTGCTATTCGCAAGACCTTTGATGATGGTGGTATTGACGAGATCATCTCGACTCGTCGACTGTGCCATATTGCTCAGACCTTCGCGATCTTCAAAGATCGTAAGAAGTCGATCGACCTCTGTGTCTCTCGCTTCGATGAAGATACTCGAGCTGCCTTCGTCGATCTCTACACGAAGATCGATGCAGCTGCTACGGCTCCGAGCGGTAAGACTCATATCACTACTAATCCTGACGACGACTACCGCAACGAATCACCCTTCTGAGGTAAATAACATGGGTAAACACATTAAGACTCAGCTAGACTACGACATGATTGAAAAGTTTGCACGTGAGTTACACAAGCTACAACCAGACAATCCTGTATTGCAACACTACCTCGAAATGGATAACTTCGAAGGTGGTGAATTGAGAAAGGCTGTAAAGAAGTGATTAAGTATCTTGGAGTGGCAGCTGCTTTGGCTGCCACTTATGGAGTAGAATGGGCGATTGAATTTACCGCCATTCTACTTGCTATTCTCGCTTCAATGTTCTATTTCATAGCCGGTCGACTGTTCACCGGGTTATCTCAAGCTGCGCTTTCGATTGACTTCGATGTCTTGCATCTCTTGATGGTTTACATGATCTACGTGACTATGACAGTACTTGTATTCATGAGTCCGTATTCCTATGTTGCCTTTGTAGCTCTGCCATGGCTTATCATCCAAGGTTATGCAAACGTTCTTTCTCTTCTTGTTAAGTTCGACATCATCGGGATTGAAGATAAGGAATGAGCAGAATTCTGCTCGTTGCAGAATTAAATGTTGACACAATGACTTCGGTGGAATAAATATTCTTACCAAAGTAAGAAACAACAGAGGTAATTTCCCCTTGAAATTTTTAGTAAACGTAAGCTCAGCCTTAGTGGCTGCAGCCATAATCTCCTTTTTGCCACATGCCGTAGCATCATCATATAACCCAGACTTTGATGTTCCAGCCATCGAAAATTATAATGAGCAGCGTGAATGCTTAGCTCTTAACATTTATCACGAAGCAAAGGGTGAATCTGAACTTGGTCAAAGAGCTGTTGCATATGTAACTCTTAACCGAGCAAACGATGATCGCTATCCAGAAGACATTTGCGATGTAGTCAAGCAAGCCCGGCTTGGAAAAGATGGGCAGCCTCGTCGTAACCAATGCCAGTTCTCTTGGTATTGTGATGGCAAATCAGATGAAATTGAAAATAAAGAATCGTACCAACAAGCATTACTAGTCGCGACTGTTGTTATAAATACGTATGGTTCTTCATTTGACCCGACGATGGGTGCAACTATGTATCACGCTGACTCAGTTAAACCGAAGTGGCGTAAATCGTTTGAAGAGACTACTCAGATCGAAAATCACATCTTTTATCGCTAAGGAGTAACGCATGACTCGAGTTGTACAAAGGGTACAGATTACTGGTGATAGTGCAACTATCCGAACATCTGTAGGTGCATTCAAAGTTCTTACAGCACATGAACGAGAAGGCATTCCCACCGTTTGGTACGAAACACTCGAGAAGCCTGTAGTGCCAGTTGACGTGACGTTCACTGTAGTCCCAACAGGAGGTGTTGTTCCAGAACACTCGATCTATGTTGGAACCGCATTTAATGAAGGTAGAGCTTCTCATATTTATCAGCACCCAGACGTCTGAGGCAGCCGATGGAGAAACAAGAAGAACAAAAAGAAGCTCCATCTACGCCTAGACACGAAGAATACCTCGAGAAACAACGCCGATATGATAAGGGATAGCTATGAAGTATTTAATGATGATTTTCGCATACAGCACGTACAGCGGCGACAGAAGTACACATCGCATGTACCATACAAAGTATGAAGACCTATGCCAGTAAAACCAAGTAATATTTCAGATCAGGTAGCTTATGGCTTAACTGCATCATTTCGTTGGTTTGCAGATACGTTTTTTGCAAAGCGTTACGGTCACAGAGCAGTAGTACTTGAGACTGTCGCAGGCGTGCCTGGAATGGTTGCCGGCATGTGGCAGCATCTTCGTAGTCTGCGGAAGATGGAACCGGATAAGCGGGGCTGGATTAAAACTCTGTTAGAAGAAGCAGAGAACGAACGAATGCATCTCATGATCTTTATTGAGATTGCTAAACCTAGCTTATTTGAAAGAACGCTTGTTGCCTTCGCACAGTTTGTCTTTTGGCATTTCTACTTTGTTCTCTACGTGTTCTTTCCAAAGACTGCTCATCGCATGATCGGGTATTTTGAAGATCAAGCCGTCGTGAGTTATACACAGTATCTTGAAGAGATTGATTCTGGCAGAATTGCAAACATCCCAGCACCAAAAATCGCAATTGACTATTATGATTTGCCTGAAGAGTCGACTCTTCGTGATGTAGTCATTCGTGTAAGAGAAGATGAACAGGGTCATGCTAATGTAAACCATGGCATGGCAAACGTTTTAGAAAAGCATAACTAACTTTTTTGTTGACATTAACGAGTAAATAGTATATAAATAGACTTGTAGTGATGATATTCACTGAACACGTTCTGGACCTGGGGGCGGTACCCAGCGGGTCCACCATAGATACACTCGGTTAGGTTCCAAGTTTCACTTGGCTATACCAATAGAGGGTGCTGGCTATCCTGTAAAATCCTGCCAGCACATTAGGATTATCCGAGTGTATCTTTGATGGGCTCGAAATAGGATCGACAGGCGGACTAGGCAGGATGGAGCTACTCGGCGCAAGCTCGGTTAACGCAAGAAAATTACAACTGCAAACGAAAACTTTGCTCCTAAGGCTTACGCGCTAGCCGCATAATCCTGTGGGTATGGGCACCACCTAGAAACAGAACGGGCTCGCTTACACACAACACACATTTACACACGAGGCATTTACATGGCAAATTCGCGTCGCATTACTGCGCAAGCATCCGTTATCCCAACATACATCGGTGGATACGTTCAACCTACTTCTGTACTTCCTGGAACTGTTACGATGGGATTGACTCAGCCAATCGCTCAACCAGCAAATCTCGGCCAAGCTTTCAAACCGAAACGTGCCGGCAAGAATCCGAATCTCTCGCACATCATCTTCGTCCTTGACGAATCCTCTTCGATGTCGTCCTGCTGGGAACAAACCATCTCTGGCTACAACGAATATCTGAAGGCTCAGAAAGAAGACGCTGAAAAGACCGGCATCAAGACTCTGGTCTCTCTCTACAAGTTCAACGGCCACGACGTTCGGGCGATCTTTGATCGTCAAGACGTAGGTGAGGTTCAACCCCTCGACAAATCCAGCTATCGCCCAAGCGGTGGCACCAACCTTCTTGACGCTATGGGTGGCGTCATGATGAAGATCACCACTCTTCTCGCTGAAAAGAAGAAAGCAGATCGTGAATCGGTGATCATTACGATTCTGACTGACGGCGAAGAGAATCAGTCTCGCACTTTCCGTAACGAAGACATCAAAGTGATGGTCGAAAAGGCAGAAGGTAAGAACTGGGGCTTCATGTTCCTTGGTGCAAACATCGATGCATTCCATGCCGGTGCAGCTATGGGTTTCAACAATAACAATACAATGCAGTTTTCGACTGCTAATGCTGCTGAGACTTTCCGTTCAGCCTCTGCAATGACTTCTCGTATGAAGGGTGACTATGCTTCTGGTATGGCCACTATGGATTCTTACACTGTATCGGCATTCAACGACGCTGAGCGTAAAGCCGCTGTAGGTGACAAAGATGCAGGGAAATAAGAACCCGTACGAAGTTCGTCTTGATATCATGAAGATGGCACAAGAAATGCTTGACCGCGAGACACAAATGAAACAGGAAGCATTTTTTGCGAAGCTTGATACACTTAGAACCTCGAATAGCAACGTCGATGTAATAAATAAATTCATCGACGAAAACCAACCGAAGATGTACAACGAGAGCGAACTGGTGAACCGCTCTACTGCATTGTACGCCTTTGTTAATAACTCCACCACAAACAAATCCTAAGGAGAATATAAATGATGAAATTTCTGATGGCTACTGCCGCTCTTGTCGCTATGACTTCCACCGCTTCTGCCCTTGACTTTGGCAACGGTCTTGCTCTTGACGTCGAGCTTGTCACTGAGTATAATACTGATACCACAACCGCTACCTCTGTATTGACCCCAACTCTTGGATACGCTCCAATTGAAGGACTTTCTGTCTGGGCTGAAACCGATCTTGCTATCTATGATGGTTCAGATTTTATTAGCTTTGATAGTAGCGCTTTTGAAGGTGCAGTTCTTGGTGCAGCATACGTACCAAGCTTTGGCCTTGGTAAGGTAGGCGTAGAAGCATATCTCGAGAACAACTTCGACGGTAGCTTCGAGTATATCGACAGCATCGTTGGTGTATCGCTTAGCTTCTAATTTACATTAATATCGGGTGGTTACGTAATAAACCCGTGTGGAGCCATGGTTAGCTCCACTTTTTACAAAACAATAATACAGATTTAATCCAATTGTTACATTCATGGTATAAATTTATCATGTGAGGAAGCAAACCGCAAGCCTCTCGTTGTGGAGAAATTGAATGAAAGTACTTTTACTTAGCACTACATTAGCTTTGGCCGTAGCATCGACTGCATTTGCAAGAGATAACGTCCAAGTAACTGGCTCATCTACAGTCCTACCATATGCAACCATTGTAGCAGAAGCATTTGGTGAAAACTTTGACTTTCCTTCGCCTGTTGTAGAAGGTGGTGGTTCTGGTGCCGGTCGCAAAAAACTTTGCGAAGGCGTTGGTGAGAATACAGTTGATATTGCTAATAGTTCATCAAAGATGAAAGATGAAGAATGGGCCAAGTGTGAAGAAGTAATCGGTGAGGTTACCGAAGTTCGTATTGGTTATGATGGCATTGTATTTGCTTCGAATATCGGTCAGCTTGGTATCAAAGACCTAACAGTAGCACAATTATACACCGCACTACATGCCGACAGCACTGCAAAGCTTTGGAGCGATGTAGATCCTTCTCTTCCAGCAGTAGAGATTCTTGCTTATATTCCAGGTACTAAACATGGAACACGTGAAGTATTCGACGTGAAGGTTATGGAAGCTGGTTGTAAAGAAGTTCTTAGTGTTGAAAAGCTAGACGACGACCAGAAGAAAGCTTGTGTTAACGTTCGCACCGATGGCGCATCTGTCGACATCGATGGCGACTATACAGAAACCCTTGCTCGCCTTGACGCAAACAAGACATCACTCGGTGTGTTTGGTCTTAGCTTCTATCAGAACAACACCGATAAACTTGAAGTCACTACTGTCAGTGGCGTAGCACCAAGCGTAGAAACAATCTCAAGTGGTGATTATCCTATCAGCCGTCCACTTTACTTCTATGTGAAGAATGCACATCTCAGTGTTATTCCTGGACTTAAAGAATATGTTGAGTTCTTTGTAAGTGACGATATGGCTGGTCCAGACGGTGCTCTTGCTCAGTACGGTCTTGTGCCAGACCCAGAACTCGCAGCAACTCAGGAAATGGTTTCTGGTATCGAATAAATATCAAAAACTCTTATTGAGGTAATAATGGAAGACTTCCAGGCTTGGCAAAAATATCCTCATCTTAGACTTTGGTTTAATAAACTATATCTGGCTGAATTTTTAGGGTATGATTGCGGGCCTGGAGGCATCCCTCCGAAGGCTTCTGGTTACTACTGTGTAAGACCCATATATAACCTTGACGGTATGAGTGTAGGCGCCAGAAGGCAATGGATTGAAGCTGGAGATCGTACTAGCGTAGAACCTGGATACTTCTGGTGTGAATGGTTCGATGGTGACCAGTATTCTATTACATATGAATCAGAAGATCTATATGGTTACTCACAAAAATCATGTTTTAAAGCTGAACGTAACGTAGATCAGCTATTCCGGTTTAAGCGTTGGACACGCTCTGACAAACAAATCCCAATGCCATTACGTATTGAGGACGAACTTATGTTCTCAGGTGCTCATATCGTCAACGTTGAGATGATAGGCGACAAGGTAATTGAGCTTCATTTCCGTGATACTCCCGATCCAGACTATGAAGAACTGATTCCTGTTTGGAGCGATGAGCAACAAATAGTTGACATTTATACAAAAATAGGTTATACTTATATAGAAGCCCCCGACAATTCAAACGGATATCTCCCAGTTTATCGCTTGGGCTTTATGGTAAAATAGGAGAACACATGCTTATATCAACATATTTCAAAGAAAATGCTCATTCAGCTCGAGCCGAAGTAATGAGAAATACCGCCGGTGATTACTACTATATCGATTATTACGATCAAGGCGGAAACAAGTTTTACACCGAGACCTTTCCTGGAAAATCTATTCACTATGTTGAAGACGCCGCGGAAAACTGGTCTATCAATGTGAAGGTGTTACACGGATAATGCAAATAGAACTGACAGCGGAAAGTATTCTCCGTGAAGTCAGCAAATACGTGAACGAAGATGTTTCATACATCGATGCACTAGTTCATTATGCTGAAGTTCACGGAGTAGAAATTGAAGTAATTGGCGACATCGTACGTCGAAGCCAGATCATCAAAGCTCGAGTACATGAAGACGCCGAAAAACTTAACCTAGTAGAAAGAACACAGAGGTTACCAATCTAATGTCTGTATATTCAACGCGAGATGCCTTTGAGATCTATATGTATTATCTCGCGCTGAAGAGGCACTTCACCACTGATTATGATTACTTTAAGTACAATGGTAAGGTGAAGGCCTCTCAACTCTCTTTCGAGAATCGTAAAGACAAATTTCAGTTTTACAAACTCTCGAAACGCAAGGATGCAAAAGAATTCATTCTTGCAAACATGATCTTTGATCCAACTCTTTGGGTCGGAGACCTTCTCGATAATGAGAAGGCAGAAGAGGTCTATATCGAATGGTCACGTAAACAAGAAAGCTTGTCATACGTGTTCAAGAACGACCTCTCCGAGTTGAACGAAGACTTCAACTCGAATATACTTGTGAAAGATGGCCAGCATCCAAGACTTCTCCAGCTCTATAATATGCGTCGAGTTAACTTGGAAACCCTTGTTATCATTGACGACCTTGTGAATAATTTTTCTTACTGGGAGAAGAAAATTACGGATCCGATCATCTTTCCGAGTATAAATAGATTTGTCGCTAAGGTAAAGCCGTTCATCAGCTACGATAAGAAGAAGATGAAATCAATACTTGTCGACAAATTCGCACAATCGCAACAAGCCGCTTAAAATCGCTTATAATCGCAAAGGAATACTATTATGTCTAGCTCATTCGCAGCTCTCAAAAAAGCCCGTTCGTCTTCGTTCGACAAACTGAACCAGCAACTTCAAAAGACGGCAGGGGGCCAATCTAACAACAACGATGACAAATACTGGAAGCCCGATGTCGACAAGGCCGGGAATGGATATGCTGTTATCCGCTTCTTGCCTGCCCCAGAAGGTGAAGATGTTCCGTTTGTCAAGATGCATGACCATGGTTTCCAAGGTCCTGGAGGTTGGTATATTGAGAACTCATTGACCACTATTGGTCAGGATGATCCGGTCTCTGAGCACAATTCCAAACTCTGGAATTCTGGTAACGAGTCGGATAAAGAGATCGCGCGCAAGCAAAAGCGTCGCACTAACTTTCATGCCAACATCTATGTTGTGAAGGATGCTGCTAACCCTGCAAATGAGGGTAAGGTTTTCCTTTACAAGTTTGGTAAGAAAATTATGGAGAAGCTTCAGGAAGCAATGAACCCACAGTACGAAGGTGAGACTCCGGTCAATCCATTCGACATGTGGGAGGGTGCTGACTTCAAACTGAAGATTCGTAACTACGAAGGCTACCGTAACTATGATCGCTCTGAGTTCAGTGAAGCCGGTCCTATGACAAACTCGCGTGGTGAGTCATTTACCGACGAACACCTTGAAGAGATCTGGAAGCAACAGCATTCTCTGAAAGAGATCGTCGATCCTAAAAACTTCAAGACCTACGCTGAACTGAAGACTAAACTCTATAAGGTTCTCGGTCTTGATGGCAGCTCACACGCACCCATGAAATCGGCTGCCGAGGACGACGCGGAGATGGACTTCACTCCAAAGTTTAAAGAGCGTACCGCTCCTAAGCAGGAGGAAACTCCATCTCCGTCATTCACTCCATCGTTGGATGAAGACGACGATACTCTCGACTTCTTCAAGAGCCTAGCGGCTGGAGACTGAGTCTAAAAGAAGGAGCCTTCGGGCTCCTTCTTCATAGGAGGATAATATGGGATATAAAAGAACTTCAAAGAAGACTGGCGCAAATTCGCGGCGGTCTCAGACTATTAATAATACCAATGGTTCGATAACAAATTCGAATTCAACCGGCAGTAAACAGTTTAGAACCACTTACAGCAATAACTCAAAGACCGGAAACAAGATTACACAAACTTGGAGAGATGGCGCTGGTTTTACACATAGAAAAACTGTCTATTCAACAGCTAGCGCTGAACAAGAAAGAAAAAGACAACAAAAACAAAGCGCTAAATTCTGGGCAAATTTGTTCGGTGCGAATAAGAAAAGACGTGTAACGAAACGCAAGCCGAGTGCGACCTCAAAACAACAGTCAGCTCAAGCATCAGGTTCGCCAATAGTTGGTTGGATTATTATTGGTGTGATTTGCTGGGGTCTTTATCAGCTAATTTACTGAACACCGTTTAATTGAAACTGGCTATAGGAACTCAAAGCGCTTGATGCATTCGTCGTCGTTACAATAGTAGTATTTGTAACGTTATTCGTTGGGCCTACTGTAGTTCTATTATCTACTATTGCCGGAGCAACAGTCGTGCCCGTACTGTTAACTGCTGCTTCTTGCGGTACGACTGGCGAGGTAATTTCTGCCACCGGTCTAGTCCTAATTGGCATTTCTGTAGTTTGACCTAACACATAGTTTACCTTTGAAATGGCATCAACCATTTCACCTAATCTAAGTGTTGGATCAAGAATACCTTTAGGGAATACTATAGGGCTACTCAGCCAACCATCGGATCCTTCTACTTCTCCGCCATTAGCTAAAGCATCTAAAAATGGAACTGCTTTTCCTAAATCTGTAGCAAGTTGCTCAAAATCAATGTTCATACTTGATATTTTAATTCCAGCAAAAGCATTCAGTGCATCAGTTATTTTTTCAAGTGCTGTTGCGCCAGTCATGAGTTCATCAGCGTTATCGGCTAATCTCATCAATTGATCAAATGGATTCTCAGCACCGGTAAAGAACGATAGAACAGATGTTACTGCGTTTTCTAATGTGCCAACAAACTGGCCAGCAGAAAACGCAGCAAGCCCGGCAGCAATACCAGACATCGCAAGGAAGAACTTACCACTACCTTCTGCGAATGTATCATCGCCAGGAATAGAATCGCCAATTGATAGAAGAGCTAATACATCGCTCTTAATCTTTAATGCCCAGTCTTCATTATTGATTAGCGCCGACAATCCAGTGATTGCACTACCAGCACCAAACACCGCAAGTCCGGCTCCAATACCAGTCATCGCAGTCATAAATGTTCCGGTTTCTCCAAACATCTCGGCTTTACCACCAAGAGAATCTTCGATTGACATTAATGTGTTAACATCATCTTTGATCTTTTGTGCCCAGTCATCGCGAGTCAAGAGTTCACTCAGTCCAGTGATAGCAGATCCTGCACCAAATAGAGCCAAACCTCCAGCGATGCCCGTCATTGCTAATAAGAACGTAGCACTATCGCCAATAAACGCCCCGGCTCCACCTAGATCATCTGCGATCGACATCAAAGTGATTACGTTATTCTTAATATTTTGAGACCACTCTTCTCCACCGCCGAAGCGGGCAAGAGCTTCACCAATTCCAGCAATTGCACTACCAGCCCCAAACACACCGAGACCTAGACCAATACCAGTCATAGCAGCTAAGAACGTAGCTCCGCCTGCAAAAAATGTGATTTGGCCACCGACACTATCTGCAATGGACATTAATGTAACGACATTGTTCTTGACTGAATCAGCCCAGTCTTCTACACCAAAGTATTTTGTGAGAGCATCGCTCAATCCAGCAATTGCACTACCAGCACCAAAAGCAGCTAAGCCAATACCAATACCAGTCATTGCTGCAGCAAATGCTCCGCCTTCAGCAAAGAACTGAAGCATGCCGCCGGTAAAGGATTCCGAAATAGTAAGAAGTTCAAGAACATTGTCCTTAACCTTTTCACCATCAAAATTTTCTAAAGCCTCAAGGAAATAACCGCCTCCTGCCAACAATGCTCCGATACCCAAGCCTGCAGCGCCGACACCCATACCGATACCAGAGGCAGCACCACCAAGACCAGCGCCAAGGCCACTTAGTGCACTTCCTATGCCTCCTCCGATGCCACTCGCACCAGCACCGATTCCGCCGGCAGCAGATCCTATTCCTGCGCCGGCAGCCTGAACTCCGCTAAAAAGTGTATTTAATATATTTGATGAACGACCAAACGCTGCGCTTCGGTTTTGATCTTCAATCGACTCCTCAGTGATACCAACAAGGTTTTCAATCGCCGATGTTTGATTGACCATCGAGGCGTTAATACTATTAAGCACTCCCATCAATGGGGTGAGATCAACTTGTACGGTGGTAGTGGTTACCATTGTTATGCCTTTTGTTTGGACTCTTTAATCAAGTCTGCTAACATTTCGATGTAGAGGTCTCTCTCATATGGTATCATATTTTCGATTGTATCTAGATTATATTTATGAATTTGAACTAAAGCGAACATATTCTTATAATACAAACCCAGACTATTGTGGGAGACCATTAGATAAAAAAACTTTCTACACCTTCCATAACAAAAGTCTTTTGCACACCATCAGATGTTTTATAAGGTACCTCGAATCTCAACACTGGAGCAGTATCGAAGAAGTTTTTAATCTTGTTTGTCGCTGAGGTATCAAGACTTTCAATAAATTCATTCACTTCTTTTTCTGTGAAATCTGAAAATTTAAAAACTTCATCTGATGTAGTTGATACAAGCGCATCAATACATTTGATAAAGATATTGAAAAGTTTCAATTGAGTCATTTCATTTGACTTGTTTGCAATCTCTCTTAATTCATTTACTGTTAGATACCGCATAATAAGAATGTAGTCATCGTTCAATTGAATTTTGTTTGTATGACCTTCCTTATGCTTTATAGTGATATCATTTACATTAAGAGAAAGATCAACCTTTTCTTTTGTGTCTGGATCAGTGATAGAGAATCTAATTACGTTATCTACCGATTTTGCTCGAATATTAACTAGCATATACTCGAGATCAAACATTGGTAGCGTCTCCGGATCAACTCCGGTAAAGCAGTTGCCAATGATCTGTTTTATCGCAAGGATGATTTGGTCAATGTCCTTTGATTCTTGAGCAGTTAAGAGAATCTTTTCTTCTTTTACTGTAAAAGGACGGTACTTGACTTTCTTTCCAGTTGAAGGTTGAACCAATTCGAAAAGTGGTAAATCAATCTTAGGTAAACCCATAGTGTAACTCCATTATAATGCACCGAGGATGGTGTTGATGTTTGTGTATGAAAGAATAATGTCTTGAATATTTTGTGGGCGCTGTATCTGGTTAATCGCTTGACCGATTCCATTAATTGCGCTGATGTATGAAATCAATCCATTTTGACGATCTAGATCAGGTGCAATTGACGCGTATTCAATAGTTTCAAGAGTGAGTGAGTCATATTCAAAGTTAACTGGTAAAGACATCACGTCACTTTGATTTTCCCATGACATATCGACAGTACCAATTGATACCGGATAAGCTTTATCAAACGTGTACTTATAGACTTTTTGCACATCGTTCGCAGAGAATACATACAGTTCAATTCTTGCAGCATAGTTATCGCGATACTCAAATTCATTTGGCAGTTTACGATATACGTCTTCTGCAGCAACTGTACCAGTGTTAAAGTTGAAGATAGACTGCATCCACTTATGGAAGTACTTCATAACACCGAATTCAGCATCGACCATAAAAATCAGCGGTAATGAAGAAGTATTGAAGTCCATTGGTCTCTTGAACTCTTTGCCATAACCGTGTTGTCTAAACGATACTGTCGTTAGATCAAATGATGGAATCTGAGCAGACTTACAAAAGAACGTAAGTTCATTTGAAGTGATGGTAGACCCAACAGTATTACTCAAAGTAGTTGGGATAGTAATAGCACAATAGAACAGGTTGTTTTTCGCCAACCCTCTGTTGCCAACATGTGCTTTAAAATCGTTGATATTGAATACCATCGTGCGGCCTTATACTATGAGTTTCTTTGAGTCTTGCCAGACTTTTTGCTTTGTCGCGCCTTGGAATCTTTCCGTTGGAAGAAATAGAGCGATGTCCCACTCTGATGGATACACATACAAGAATCGGCTACGTAATTGTTCTGTTAAATAGTGCTTAACACAAGGTGCAAAATATTTGAACTTTGATGAACTGCTTAGGATATTATAGTTCAACTTCAGCTTAGTTGTTTCATCAAACTTATCGTTGTTTGCAACGTCATATAGAGCATCCATAAGTTTAGCACGATAGATATATGGAAGATAGTGTAGGTTAAGCCCCATGAATCCACCTGGCACTTTACGGTATGGGAACACTAATGGAAATCTATCGTAATAAGGAAGAGTTGCTTTATGCTTCGGATCGTAGTAATACATATACATCTGACCAACTAAAGGCTTTACTGTGAGTCTCTCAGCATCACCTTTCATAAGGGTCTTTTCATCGATACGTCTATAACTCTGAGCAGTGTCTCGATACCACTGGCGTGCAGCCTCGGTTCGTGCCGGCATTTGGCCAGCTCGAATACCCTTTGTTAAGACTGTATCAAATATAATCGCCATGTTACTTTCCGAATAGATGCTTTTCAGTCATGATTAAGAAGTTCCAACCTCGATCTGCACAGAATTCTTGAGCTGCTTTCCATTTCGCGTCGTTCACGCCATATGTCATAACTTCGTTCAAATACTTCCTGCTCACTTTTCCCGTTGGCGTCAGTTTTTTGTTCTGACTCGGAGGAATCGTTTGTGCTTCCGGTTTTACTTCAATTAATATCGTTTGTTTAGTACCATCTATATTTATCTGTTCTACATAGACGTCGGGAAAGTATCTGTGCCATCGGCCATCAATCGGGCTCTTATATGGAATGACCAATTCCTCGCTTCCCCACTTGATTACGTTTGGGTGTTCATCGAGGTAATTAAATAACTTAAGTTCCCAACCAGATCTGTATATGACGTTAGTCGGATCACCCTTGTATTTCTGTGGATTCTTTGGTTTGAATCTGCCTTGGTAATACGCCATGAATGTCCATATAAATATCTTAAACTACCTACGTATTTATAGGATACTTCATGGCATTCGTCAGACCAGCACAAGATGTTATTAGCAGAAACAGAAGCGCATCAAATGTTGCTTCAGCGCTTCTGAGGTATCCTTCGGAAGTTACTTCCCATGCAATGATCTTTAACTTTAAAAACTACAGTCCTAGACCAGCGGGTGGCACGGCTACTGTGTCGAATGGCTCAATCGCTCTTCCATTGCCAAAGACTATTCAGGACATAACAAGCCCAGACGTGATGGGTCGTGAACTTGGAATCACTGGTGCTGCAGTTGTTGACGTAGCCGCTGCAATGGGTTCTGATCAAGGTTTAATTGGCGCAGCAACTGATGCTATTGGCAAACTAACAGGTGGAGGCGCTCTTGATCCTCGAAATGCAACTGCCAGTGGATTAGCATCATTCGCAACGTTTGCAGCTCGTGCTGGGTTAACATCAATTGGTGGATCAGAGATTGAGCAAGGTATATCTGTTGGAACAGGTACTGCAGTTAACCCTCACCAAGCTCTTGTATTTAACGGTATCGCCCTGAAGCAATATACGTTTGAATGGACAATGATTCCGAATAATGAAACAGAATCTGAACAAATCCGCAATATTGTAAAAAGATTTAAATCGGCGTCATTGCCTTCCTATGGCGGTGTTGAAGGCACTCAGTCGAATGTTCTCAGCCGAGCTCTACTGAATTATCCAAATATGGTTGATGTATTCTTCGTTGGCCTCGATCAAAATTACTTCCCATTATTTAAAACTGCGATGATATCAAACGTGACAGTCGATTACACACCTCAAGGACACGTCGTAGTGAACAAAGGTCCAACCGGTTCCCGTCCAGCAATGGTAAACTTAGCAGTTACGATCATTGAATCCGAGATTCACACTCAAGAGGATTACGTATAATGGCTAAGTATTTCCGTTACTTCCCAAAGATAGAGTACAATGGTGTATCAGTAACCGATATTACACGTCGTGTAAAGGTTGCAGAAAAACTTCAAGCCGATCCGTATTTATTCTTACCGTACACAGTAACGAATGACGATAGAGCAGAAGATATCGCACAGCTATATTACGGCGATGTAAATAAAGTATGGATGATATATTTAGCAAATAACATTATTGATCCTTACACGCAGTGGCCTCTCTCCAACGAAAAGTTTGAGTCGACGATTCGCAAGAAATACGCCCATTCAATCTCTTTTGCTGGTGATAAAGTTAATGTATCTTCTAATCGTATTACATCAACTGCTCATGGATTTAAAACGACGGATCCAGTTATTTACACTGGAAGTCCAGTGATTGGTGGCCTCGCGAATAACACAACATACTATATCATTCGAGTAAATTCAAACATTATTAAACTTGCAACATCTGCGACAAATGCAAGAAATGGTACAGCGATTAATATCACGACAACTACGAATAGCACTATCACACATTCATTGGCTTTAAATGTAGATACGTTTTTGTCCAGTACTTTAATCGATACAAACGTCGTGTATTGCACAAAGAATGCTGATCCGACTATTAAAATATCGTATGACACTTATCGTCTCGGTGATGTAGTTACAGGTGAATGGACTCCTGTGAGAGTGTATGAATACGAATCACAAGAAAATGAAAATCGTAGAACTATTTTTCTTATTAATGCTGACTATGCGCAACGCGTTGAGAAAGATCTAAAGAGTCTAATGAATGTCTAATATTAAACAGGCCGGCCATTACGAACTGCGTGAGTTTACGCTTCTCAACAAATCGTTGAATGTTGAGCGCAATATGCTTGGTCTTGTTGGAAGTTTTAATATCCTCGAGTCCATGAAC